ACACAACTTCATTTACGCTTTCCTTCACATCAACAAGATCAAAGTAATCTAAAGTGCCTTCAGGAAGAAGAAGGCGATAACCGTTTAACTCCATAAGCTATGAATTTGGAGACAAAGATAACAATTTATAAATTTACCCCTCAGCTTTTTACATTGACCCTTAATCGTTACTAATTCGTTACGGTTTTCCGTTACGATAAAAACCGTAACGAATTTATAGGTAAGTCGCTCATTTGTCGAATATTGTGGAAAAACCACTCAACTTTGACCCTTTTGGCCACGCAGAATTATCCCTTTTGGCTAAAATATGATTGACCCTTTTGGCTAAAATAGTGTTGCCCACTTGCTTCACCTATAATTATAGTTTTTTTGTGTAGATTTGAGTACCCTTGTCCTGGTGTAACGGGGGAGAAAATAAAATCTATACAAATGAATAAACGAATCAAAAACATTTTAAGATGTTATGCGGCTGGCATAGGAATCAAGGAAACGGCATCTACGTTTCATATTTCCCGTAATACAGTCCGCAAATATGTCCGCTTATTCCTTTCAAGCGGCAAGAGTATTGAACAGCTTCTTTCCCTGCCCAATGGACAGTTGGATGAACTGTTCGGCTGCACGGATACCCGGCATCGGGAGCCTTCATCCAAAAGGATTGAATTGGAGGCCTTGCTTCCCGGATATGTATCTCGTCTGTCACGCAAAGGTATGAGTGTCCGAAAACTGTTCAAGGAGTACCATACCGAATATCCGGACGGCTATCAGTTGTCTTCCTTCAAACGGATTGTCAGCGAATACAGGTTTCACATTAAGGTTGTCGGTCATGTAGAGCACTATGCCGCAGAGCAGATGTATATTGATTTTGCCGGTGACAGACTTGAAGTTGTTGATGAAATGACGGGCGAGACGAAGAAAGCCGAGGTATTTGTTGCCATCCTTCCGTTCAGCCATTATACCTACTGCGAAGCCGTATGGTCGCAACGCAAGGAAGACCTGATAAAGGCATGCGAGAATGCCATTCAATATTTTGAAGGTGTTCCTGCGGCTATCGTCCCCGACAATCTGAAGGCTGCCGTCACACGAAGCGACCGCAACGAACCTGTCATCAATGATGATTTCGCCGCTTTTGCCGAATATTACGGCTGTGTGGTCTATCCTGCTCGTGTGCGTCACCCCAAGGACAAGGCTTTGGTAGAAAATGCCGTAAAGCTCCTCTACCGTTCCATTTATCTTGATATAGAGGGAATGACATTTTCCAGTTTGGAGGAACTCAATACCGCCATCCATATTTCCTTGCTTGATTTCAATGAAAAGGTGATGGCCGGACGGGAGATGTCACGCAAGGAAATATTCCTTCATGGAGAGAAGGATTATCTTCGTCCGCTTCCCGTGAAACGCTACGTAATGAAAGAAAGGAAACTGATGACCGTGGGAAAGAACTCTTACGTTTCCTTGTTCAAGCACCATTACAGTGTTCCAAAAGAGTATGTAGGCAGGCGCATGACGATTCTCTATGATGCCGACACGGTGGAAATCTATTGTGGAATGAACCTTGTCGCCACCCGCGACCGCTGTGACATTCCTTACACTTATTCTTGGAAAAAGGAGCACAACCTGCCTGGTCATTATGGTCCCTATGACAAGGACTTGGAGGAACTCTTTCAACGTGCCTCGGAAATAGACAACATCGTATTGAACTATCTTCGGGAAGTGGAGCGTGTCATGCAATATCCACCCAAAGCGTTCAGGTCATGCCGTGGCATCATGACACTGGAGAAGAAATACGGCCGTGACCGTCTAGTTGCGGCTTGCGCATGTGCGGATCAGAAATTGCAATACGGATACCAAGCCTTGCGCGAGGTGCTTGAACTGGGAGAAGATGTGGATTTCCTTCCTGATGAGGACGGAAAAGTACAGCCCAACGTGACTTCCCAGATTCCATTGACCCACAAAAATATACGTGGACGTGAATATTACAAAAAAGACAAACAATAAAACTATTATTTATGGAAGTAAACAATAAAACAGCTCCCGTTACGGGACAACAAGACCAGAATACCATATCACTGGATTTAATGAACCGTATGAAATTGCATGGTATGGCAGAGGCTTTCAGGGAAAGTCTTGCCGGCACCACTCCGCAATCCATGACTGCGGACACGTTCCTTTCCATGCTCCTTGCACGCGAATGGGACTATCGCTCCCAGGCTGCCATTGCACGGCTCACCAAAAATGCGGCATTCCGCTACAAGGCTTATATTGAGCAGATTGACTATGCCACGAACCGGGGACTGGACCGCAATCAGATGGAACGTCTCGCCACCCTTGATTTTGTGCATAAGGCACAGAACCTTTTCATTACTGGTTCTTCCGGAACGGGAAAAAGCTATTTGGCCTGTGCCCTTGGACACGAAGCATGCAAAAGGGGATTCCGTACCTTCTATGCCAATGCTCCGAAACTGCTCGGTGCGCTGAAAGTCGCCAAAGTAAAAGGTACACTTGAAGCGGAACTCAAGAAGATTGAGCGTTGCCAGCTACTCATTCTTGACGACTTGTTTATTGTACCACTTGACGCCAAAGAGCGTCCCATACTGCTTGAAATTATTGAGGATAGGCATGAACGGAAATCTGTCATCATCACATCGCAGTATCCATCCTCCAACTGGTATGACATGGTAGGTGATCCAACAATAGCCGATGCAATCCTTGACCGCATCATACATACGGCCCATACTATAGAATTATATGGTGAAAGTATGCGAAAATTAAAATCTAAGAAAAACGAGAATTTTTAAAAGGGTAAAATAATATTGCCCCCCAACACCAGGACTTTAAAGGGTCAATCATATAGTACAAAAAGGTGGGCAAATCTTGCGTGGCCAAAAGGGTCAAAGTTGAGTGGCTTTTCCAGAGTTCAAAGAACGCCTGAAACCTTTGAATGAAGAAAAGCAGGAACTTTTGGACCACATCAAGAGAGGTTCTGAGTTTGTGGAAAATGAAGAATGTGCCAAAATTCTCTACCATGAGGAAAAGATGGCAGGATTCTATAACAAGTTGGGTGAGCTGGTTTACAGCCGCCCGATTATGCCGCAAGAAATGCAGAAGACAGTATTCAGTATTAACCGTAAAACAGGAACAGAATCATGAGCGAAAACAAATTAAACGTGATTGTACCGAAAGATTATAACGGTGCACCAATTGAAGTAGTATTGAGAGAGGGAAAAGCCCCCGTAGCACTCGACCCAAAAGAACCAGAAAGAGTAGTTATCAATGGAACGATAGATGCACCTATCAGATGGTTGGAGAAACGTGTCGAACTGATTAACCAGAAAGCGACGAACATTATTGTAAACCGTGATAAGATGAGGATAGCTCTGACGATTGACGAAACCAGTTACTATCAGACAGAAATCAACGGTATTTTACAGGCTTCAAAAGAAATGCAGGAGTTCGGTATTAACGTTGAAAAGAAATGGGAACCCATCAAGTTATCTAAGTTCATCAAAATGCACCGTGCTTTCTTTACTGACAAGTCACAGAATATGATGCTTGTATCTACTTTGAAGAATTTCAAAGCAAAGGTAAACCAAGACATTGAGCGCAGCAAGGAGGAAAACGGCAGCAAAGTTGACAACTACTCGCAGGTGGTTGATTCCAATTTGCCGAAATCATTCAAACTGAACATCCCTCTTTTCAAAGGCTTTGCCTGTGAAGAAATCGAAGTTGAGATTTACGCTGATGTAGACGGTAGAGATGTTTCCCTTTCTCTTGTGTCGGCTGGCGCAAATGAAGCAATTGAGGAATACAAGAATAAAGTCATTGATGTACAGTTGGATGCCATCAGACAGATTGCACCAGACATTGTAATCGTTGAGGTGTAACTTTGTTAACCTGCCTGTCCGGTCTGTGAAGATGGGGCGGGCGAAAATGGGGGTGCGCAGTGGAGTGCTTTTGACTTTCGAGAGGTGCACATGGTAGAAAGTACGGTACGTGAGATATAAGGAGTAATTAACCTTAGAAGTAGCGCAAAAGGATAAGTCCTTAATTGGGTGTTCGAATCGCCCCATCTCCACATAAATGTGAGCCACACATAAATGGCAAGGGTTAGTAAATAATGGTTGTGCCCCGGAGACTACGCTTCGGGGCTTTTAATTGTAACGTATGGAAAGTTGGCAAGAAGTGACAGATTTAAAAACGAGTATTGTACGGCATTTCCAAGAAGAGGTTGGTGCTTCGTATGACTTTAGAGATATTATAGACAATCTGGATGACGATGAGGTTCTGGATTCTATCATAAGTTGGGCGAAAAATAACAGAGTAAGAATTTTTAATGACAAGATATGCCATACTACATAAAACGAACAAAGTCCAAGAAGAAAGACAAGCCTTTACCCTTGTTTGATAAAGCAGGGGTAACAGTAAAGAAAAAGCCGGATTTGAAAGCTAAGCTCGACAAAGAGTTTTCCCTTTTTATTCGGCTTCGTGATGCAATGCCAAACGGGTATTTTAGATGTATATCATGTGGACAGATAAAGCCGTTTACACAAGCGGACTGCGGGCACTATTTCAGTCGTACACATTTGGCGACACGGTTTGATGAGAATAATTGCCATGCCGAATGTCGACACTGCAACAGATTCAAAGCTGACCATTTGGAAGGCTATCGGGTGAATCTAATTACTAAAATCGGTCAACAGAAGTTTGATTTGCTGAAAGTCAAAGTTGCCAGCACTTCCAAAATGACTGATTTTGAGTACGAACAGCTAATCAAGTATTACAAGGCCCTTAATAAGAAATTACGAAAGGAGAAAGGGGTATGAATGATTTGGAAGCAGGAACATTTGTCATGATGATCAAGAATGATGATGGTTCATTCTCTCCGGTTGGATTAAGTAAGGAACAGGCTTATATAATCCGGACATTTCTTTCCAAACTTAGTGAGGATTCCCCTTTTATCATTAAATCAGAAGATAGATATGTACAAACTACGTGATTACCAACAGAAAGCCTCTGATGCTGATGCTGCCGTTTCCTTCTTCAATAACAAGGCGAAGAAAACAAATGCCATTATGGTGTTACCTACGGGCAGCGGAAAGTCGCTTATCATAGCGGATATAGCTGCAAGGCTTGACGGTCATACCTTGGTGTTCCAGCCCTCGAAGGAAATACTCGAACAGAACTTTAAGAAACTCTGCTCATACGGTATTCTTGATTGCAGCATTTATTCAGCTTCTTTCAACTCTAAAGAAATAAGCCGGATAACATTCGCCACCATCGGCAGTGTGAAGAATCATCCCGAACTGTTCACCCACTTCAAGAACATCATTGTGGATGAATGTCATCTTGTAAACCCCAAAGAGGGAATGTACAAGGATTTTTTTGATGCAGTGAAGTGTAAGGTTCTTGGACTGACAGCAACGCCATACCGTTTAAGCTCTAGCCGTGATTTCGGCTCCATGCTGAAATTTATCACTCGGACAAAACCTCATGTCTTTTCAGAGGTCATTTATCATGTACAGGTATCAATCCTATTAGATATGGGCTACTTGGCGAAGTTGGATTACTATTCAATGAATCCTTCAGGGTGGAATGAACTTAACTTGAAAGTAAATACTACTGGTGCCGACTATACGGATAGGTCAGTTCAAAAAGAATATGAACGGATAGACTTCTACGGTTATCTCGTTCATATCGTCCAAAGGCTGATGAATCCCAAAGCCGGAGGAAAACGGAAGGGTATTTTGGTCTTTACCCGTTTTTTGAAAGAAGCGGAACGGTTAACGATGTCAATACCCGGTTGCGCTATCGTTTCAGGTGATACTCCTAAGAAAGAACGTGAACATATTCTTGAGGCGTTCAAAGCTGGTGAAATTCCGGTAGTAGCTAATGTGGGTGTACTTACGACTGGCTTTGACTATCCGGAACTTGATACGGTCGTTATGGCACGTCCTACAATGTCACTTGCCATGTGGTATCAGATAGTCGGTCGTGCCATCCGCCCGCATCCTTCTAAAGAATGTGGATGGATTGTGGATTTATGCGGTAACATCAAACGTTTCGGAGAGGTGTCGGATTTACGATTGTTTGATAGCGGTAATGGTAAGTGGGCTGTATTTTCTAACGGAAGGCAATTAACTAACGTGAGATTCTAAGACTATGGACGAAGGATTTTTGAGGCTAAGCCGCAGGTTTTTCTCGAATGAAATGTGGAATGAAGCCCGTACTTTTAGCAGTTGCGAAGCGTGGTTAGACTTAATTCAGTCTGCACGATTTGAGGCAACGCCCCGAAAGGAGAGTATCGGAGGTCGAGAAATCTCTTATTCAAGAGGTCAATATCCTGCATCCATAAGATTTCTGTCACAGCGTTGGAAATGGTCTGAAAAGAAGGTGCGTTCCTTTCTTGTGCATCTTAGAAAGAAAGGTATGATAACTGTTGAGTGCAATCAAGGAATGAACCTTATAACCTTATGTAAATATGAAGAATATAATCCAATGGGCACAACCAAGGGCACAAGTAAGGACACAGGTATTGAAAAGGAAATCAATGAATTAAGACACGAATGGGCACAACTAAGGGCACAACTTGGGGCACAGCCCATGAACAACAATCTACCGCAATCCGAACTTTTACAAAAATCAGGGCACACAGAGGGCACAAATACAAAGAAAGAAGAAAGAGAGTATATAGATATATCTCTACATCAAAAGAAAGAAAATACTCCTGACGGAGTATCAAAGAAAGCCAAGCTTTCTTCGCCCTCCCCCTCTGAAAAGATTGATTACAGCGGATTGATGGAATACTATAATACCACATTCAAAGACAGACTCCAGCAGATAAGATCAATGACTGATGTGAGAAAAAAGGCTGTAAAAGCCCGGATAGCCCAATATGGGAAAGAGTCAGTGAGGAGTGTTTTCAATCTCATTCTTCAATCCCCGTTCCTACTTGGAGCTAATGACCGCAATTGGAAATGCGACTTTGATTGGATTTTCAAACAAGCAAACTTTACTAAAATATTGGAAGGAAACTATAATGGGACAAGACTTAGTAAAAATCAACAGGATAGCGAGCAGCGAAAACGTGATTCAATTCTTGCAGTCGCTACAACCGTTAGAGAAGCTGCCGCAAAAAAGAGAAAGGAACTTGAAGCAGAGGGCGTTATTGAATAAATATCCCGATCCTGCACAATTCATTCTTGATTACAACCCTGATTTGCAGTTCAAACTTGTCAGATGTAATGCAACCCATTCAGAACTGGCGTTGAATGACAGCATTCCGAGTTTAGGGCTATTGTCTTCTACTTATGGGGATGAAACACCGATAGAATGGCTAAAGATACAATTTGGCTCATTGAATGACTTTGCAGAAGTTTCAACCAAGATAGCGAAAGAGCAACTTTCTGAACTATCGGAGATATTCCTTTCGGAGTATTATTATATAAATGCCGCTGAAATCTGTTTTTTCATAGCACGGTTTAAGTCAGGGAAGTATGGGCGGTTCTACGGTTCAATAGATCCATTGAAAATAACAAGTGCGATGCTGGACTACGTTTCTGAACGTCGGAAAGATATTGAACGGAAAGAGCGTGAACGATACAGAAACCAACGTGAAAAAGAGATAGAGGAGCGTGGAGATAACAGAATCTCTTATGCTGAGTACATTGAAATCAAGCACCGTGCTGATGCAGGAGATGAGGAAGCTAGAAAAATGCTGATATCACCATGAGAATAACCGTTTACTGGGTAACAAGAAATCCGGATGTTATCGTAAGAATCCGGAAAAAGTTCAATATCCCAAGTTATACTTCCGTGAACTACGAAACAGAATGTGAAATCAAGGATGAAGACTTTTCACTGTTAGAAGAAACAGAACGAAGGGGATTTATTCAAATTAGAAATAAGAATACACGATTATGAAATCATTAAAAGAAATACTAAGGAGTTTAGAAGGTCTGTCCGATATCGAATTGTTCGTGATAGACCTTTTTTGTGGTGCCGGCGGTTTGTCCGAAGGTGTGGAAGAAGCACGATTGGATGGAAATAGATGTGCAAAGGTTGTTTGTTGTGTGAACCATGACAAGAATGCCATCCTTTCACATGATGCCAATATCCCTGATGCACTTCACTTTATTGAGGATATCCGTACACTGGAACTTTCCCCGATAAGCACTATTGTAGAACGTATCCGTCAGCTATACCCTGATGCCATGATAATGCTTCATGCTTCTTTGGAGTGTACCAACTTCTCGAAAGCCAAAGGCGGTCAGCCGAGAGATGCCGACAGCCGAACGTTGGCAGAACATCTCTTCCGTTATATTGATGTTATAGACCCTGACTACATTCAGATTGAAAATGTAGAAGAGTTTATGTCATGGGGAGATATGGATGAGAATGGGAAACCTATCAGCATGGACAAAGGCAGGCTTTATCAGAAGTGGGTGCGCAATGTCAAGAAGTACGGTTACAACTTTGAGCACCGCATCCTGAACGCTGCCGACTTCGGTGCCTACACCACAAGGAAACGCTTCTTCGGCATCTTTGCTAAAAAGAGCTTGCCGATAGTATTCCCTGAACCGACCCACTGTAAAGGTGGCAGGCAGGACATGTTTTCTAAGCTGGAAAAATGGAAACCCGTCAAGGAAGTTCTTGATTTTTCTGACGAAGGAACTACCATCTTTAGGGAAAAGCCTCTTGCAGAGAAAACGCTTGAACGTATCTATGCTGGACTTATCAAGTTTGTAGCCGGAGGAAAGGATGCTTTCCTCGTAAAGTATAATTCTATGAGCCGTACAGGGAAATATAACGCTCCTGGGATTGACGAACCATGTCCGGTGGTAGCCACGCAAGGCAGACTTGGAGTAGCGCAAGTTTGTTTCCTCTCTAAGCAGTTTAGCGGACACCCCGACAGCAAGAACGTATCAGTGGAAGAACCGGCTGGAGCAATCACTTGTAAAGACCACCACGTTTTTGTATCGGCTTACTATGGGAACGGGCATAATCATTCGGTGGAACTTCCTGCACCTACGGTCACAACGAAGGACAGGATGGCTTTAATTGAAAGCCGATTTATGTGTTCTTATAACTTTAAGGATACAGGAAAGGATATTAATCAGCCTTGTCCTACACTTCTGACGAAAGACAGACTTTCCCTTGTATCTCCATTTTTTATGAATCAATATTCTGGAGGTGGTCAGGTGTCTGATATAAACTCACCATGCCCCGCTGTTACCACAACACCGAAACAAAACTTGGTAACATGCCAGCCGTGGATAATGAATACTGCATTCTCAAATGTAGGTAGCAGTATAGAGGAACCGTCCCAGACCATTACCGCAAACAGGAAATGGCACTATCTGATGAATCCACAGTTCAACAGTGCTGGCGGCTCTGTTGATAGCCCCTGCTTCACATTAATAGCCCGCATGGATAAGATGCCGCCCTATCTGGTAGCAACAGAAAGCGGTCAGGTAGCGATTGAAATCTACGACAATGATAGTCCTATGACCGTGAAGATAAAGGAGTTCATGGCACTGTATGGCATAGTGGATATTAAAATGCGGATGCTTCGCATTCCGGAACTCAAAAAGATTATGGGATTCCCTGAAGATTATGTTTTAATAGGCACACAAGCTGACCAAAAGAAATTTATCGGAAATGCGGTGGAGGTTACACAAGCGAGAAAAAATACTGAAGCACTTTGCAAAGTATTGAGAAAGTTGAGATTGAAGAAATCAAAAGAAATAGCTTAATGGAAAATGGAAAACTTATATTAGATGCCTGTTGTGGCAGTAGAATGTTTTGGTTTGACAAATATAATCCTCTTGCCTTATTTGTTGACAAACGTTCGGAAACACTTACGGCCAAGGACAGGGGTAAGACAAGAATCATAGAAATAAAGCCGGATGTAATAGCCGATTTCACCAACCTTCCATTTGAAGACAATTCTTTCTACATGGTGGTGTTCGACCCACCGCACCTGAAAACACTTGGTGCAACCTCATGGATGGCTAAAAAGTACGGAAAACTGCCGAAAGACTGGCAGTCACTCATACACGATGGATTTACTGAGTGTATGCGCGTCTTGAAGCCTTACGGCACTCTTGTATTCAAATGGAACGAGAGTGAAATAAAAACAGTGGATGTATTGTCTGTTATCCCTTTTAAACCTCTATTTGGGCATACCACTGGAAGACAGAGCAAGACAATATGGATGTGTTTTATGAAACTGCCAATTAATTCATAACGATATA